TTATTTTAAATTTGTTTTTTTCATAAACATATCAATAGTTTCCTCAAAATTTTTAATTAAAAAATCACGGTCTTCTTTTGGTAATTCGTCCAAGTGTCGAGCTAGAAGGATTAATTTTGGTTCACTCACACTAGATTGTTGCTTATCCGCACCGTGTAGAATAAAATCAGTTGAAACATTGAATAATTTTGCAATAGATACAATCATGGCATTATCGGGCTCAGATTTGTTACTTTCCCATTTGCCAATTGCTTGTTGTGTTATTCCTAGCTTTTCACCTAATTGTTTTTGTGACATCTTATTTTGAGTTCGTAGCAACTTTATGTTTTCACCAATCATGATATACTCAACCTCCTTGCTAAACTTATAGTTTTCTACAAATTAATTATACAACACATGGTTGTATTTTGTCAATACTTACAAATAAAATTTTTAGTTGTTTTTTCTATTGACAACAACCTATGGTTGTGATATAATACAATTATCAAAACAACTAATAGTTGTTTATGAAAGGAAGATAAAACTTGCGAGAGTATTTGAAAGAATTCCGAATAGCTCAAAATCTTTCACAAATAGATATAGCCAATGCTATAGGTGTTTCGCAACAGTATTATTCATTAATTGAATCTGGTAAGCGTTTAGATAGCTTAACTGTCGAAATAGTTAGCAAATTAGCTAATATTCTTAATGTGAGTATTGAAGAAATTTTTTATTACGAAGACCAATGGTCTAGAAAGGAAGATTAATCATGAATTTACAAGTAATCGAAAAGAATGGCGAGAGGGTTTTACTTACTTCTCAACTTGCTGAAAGCTATGGTACTACTGCTAAGGTTATTTCAAATAACTTTATAAGAAATCAAGAAAGATATACAGAAGGTAAACACTTCTATTGTCTTACTGGTGATGAGCTTAAGGAGTTTAGAGCAAATCCTCATTTTGAGGAATTGCCAAGCAATATCAACAAACTCTATCTTTGGACAGAAAAAGGAGCATTACTCCACGCAAAGAGTTTAGGCACTGATAAGGCTTGGGAAGTATATGACTATCTTGTTGAAAGCTACTTCAATAAGAAGATTGATAAGATAGACCTTGCTAATGCTATACTTAACCCTGATACTATTATCCAACTTGCTACAGCTTTAAAGGAAGAACAGTCTAAGAGTAAGCTACTTGAGGTTAAAGTATCGGAGCTTACAGTGGATAAACAAATCATGCAACCTAAAGCAGACTACTTCGATGAGTTAGTAGACAGAAATCTATTAACTGGCATTCGTGATACTGCTAATGAACTCGGCATTGGTCAAAAGAAGTTTGTAAACTTCCTATTAGATAAGAAGTTTATGTATCGTTCAAAGAAGGGTAATCTAAAAGCCTACGCCAACCATATAAGAGATGGACTATTTGAAAATGTCGAATGTTACAACGAGAAATCGACTTGGAAAGGCACTCAATATATGATAACTCCAAAGGGGCGTGAAACTTTCAGGCTCTTAACACAAGGTCTATAAGGAGAGCAACTATGACGGCTAATGAACGTAAAGAGTACAGAATAGCTTGTATGCTCTATGATAGCATGTGTGGTGAATCTAGTGCTACTATAAAAGGAGGTGAATAGTATGAAGTTGATTGTTATTGATCAACCAGAAGACGATTTTGTAAGTCAAACAATTATTTATACTAATAATTGTAAATACGTGCAATTAGCAACGCACGAAAATTGGTGGAACGATGATGAAGTTGCATTATCTTGTAGAATTGACTCCGAAAGTATTGGCTTAGAGATTGGGGAGTTCAAAGTTGATAGAAGTAAAAAAGATAAAGCAAAAAAGGAACTTGATGCTTTTTGCAATGGTTTAGCGTTCACAATTTTGAATGAATACGAAACGAATTCTTCTTTGAATTTAACTCAAAGCTTTCAAAATTTTGTTAAAAGTAAGCCTTGGAAAGAAGAATACGAAGGAGATGAAGAGTAATGGCTGTTAAACAAGAAAAAGTTAGAAAGTTGTGCTATAAAAAGCCTTTATTAAAGGAATTAAACTATGATTTTATGTGCGAAAAAGCATATGAAATTTTAGAAGAATGTCAAGCATTAGAATACGCAGACGACGATGAAATACTTGAAGCGTTCGATTATGATGAAGAACAACTTTTTGAATTCAAGATGCTTTTTAGCACACTCTCAGCCGACTGCGAAAATTTCATAGAAGATTTGCAAGAATTTGGAGTTCCTGAGCATTTCGACGATTTTGTGTGCTTTTCTGCGAACATTAATGACTTCGGCGGAATGATAGCTTATGACAATACCGAAAGTGATTATTACGGTATAGAGCCTTTCATGTACCCTTGGTGTGATGAGGCTACTCAAAAAAGGCTGGAACGTCTAACCAAAGTGGAAATTTTGGAAACTGCTAAAAACTGTTTTAAAGTGGTAACATCATTTTTAAGTATTTCTAGCAGATACGATGACTTAAAAGATGCTTTTGACATCTTAAAAAATAAACAGTTAAATTTCTTAGGAACTATCAAAGAAATTGAAAAGCTATATGAAAGTGCTAACTATGAAAATTTCTGTAGCAAAGCAACTAGAATGTTAGATAAACTAGTTGCAGAGCTTCCTCAAGAAATTTTGATACAATAATAAAAGGAGGTAAATAACATGGATATGTACGAAAAGAAAGAATACTTTGTAAGGACATCTTTAAAATCGTTGCTTTTTGATGTAGATAAAGATATCTTAGATGTTTACTATAAGTATCAAAATGATGAAGAATATGTGGTTATAGAGTTTATCAAAAAAGACAAGATAAAAGTCTGTGTCACTGGTGATAGCTTACTAAGCATCACCAAGGACGTACTAAGAGCATTATAGGAGGTAAATAACATGGATAAGAACGTAGAATCAGCACTAACGGTGTTATTAACTATCACAGTAAACGGCTTAAATACAATCACTGCTGATATGGAAGAACGTGAACGCAACAGAGCTATCGATAGATTTATCGCAAGTATAGACCAAACCAGAGCAGTAGACACAACTAATCGACGTATATTCGACTACGATTGTGGTTATGCTCGTAAGCCTATTAAATAATAAAGGAGGAGTACTAAAAATGGCGAAATTTCCAAGAAGCAAAAGAAAGCAGTATCAAATTCAACGTGGAGAGGGCTTTACTGGAGTTAGTGGTGAAGATGTGTACTATCTAATCCCAGCTAACTACGTAGTTTGGGGCGTAATTAATCAAAATCGCTGGGGAATACTCGCTTATGCTGAAACGAAAAAACTAGCACGTCAATACATAGCAAGTAAAAGACATGCTATAAAAAATAGGGAGTGGTAAAAATGGCTTATTTATGTATCAACGGCTGGGGTAAAGAGTGCGATGGCTGTATGATATGCGAAGATTGTTTATCTATTATTGAAGGGTGTGGTTAAGGTATGAATATTTCTACACACATATTAAGCATAGATATCGAAACTTTCAGCAATGTTCCTATTGAGTGTGGAGTTCATGCCTATTGTAATAGTCCTAACTTCGATATTCTGCTATTTGCATATGCTATCGATAATCAACCAGTGCAGATTATAGACTGTACTGTTGATACACTTCCATATTGGTTGATATCTGCTTTAACCGATAAAAACTACATCAAATGTGCGTTTAATGTAGCCTTTGAGTTCAATTGTATATCAAGGTATTTAAACCTTGACTTAGACATCACGCAATGGAGCGATACTATGGTACAAGCATTGGAACGTGGTTTACCACAATCGTTGGAGAAGTGTGCAGAGGTCTTAGGATTAGAACATCAAAAGGATAAGCGTGGAAAGGCATTAATCAAGAAGTTTTCTGTTCCTGATAAAAACGGTAATCGATTATATCCTAAAAGTGACTTAGTAAGCAAGGCTGATTGGGAGATTTTTAAACTATATTGTAAGCAAGATGTAGAAGTTGAGAGGGCAATCAGGCAAGAAATACCCTTGATATTGCGTAGTGAGTTCAATCTTTGGTGCATAGACCAGAATATCAATAATAGAGGCGTTCGTTTGGATACGAACTTCTGTAAGAACGCAATATCTATCTACGATAAGTATTCAAAAGATTGCCTAGAACGTATGAGAACTCTAACAAAATTAGACAATCCTAAAAGTCCAAAACAAGTGATTTCTTGGTTATCCTCTAAAGGTATCAATACAGATAAACTAGACAAAGCCACCGTTTTGGACTTGCTACAACAGAATATTTCAAAAGATGTCAAAGAGGTTTTACAGTTAAGGCAAGAAATCTCTAAAACTTCAATAAAGAAGTACTACACCATGTTAGAAAGCGTATCTAAGGGCGATAGAATTAGAGGCATTTTGCAATTTTATGGGGCTAATCGTACAGGCAGATGGGCTGGAAGAATAATTCAACCACAAAACTTGCCACAGAACCATATTACCGACTTGGATTTTGCACGAAGTTTAGTCAGTAATGGCGACTATGATAGTTTCTATCAATGCTACGATGTGGCTCAAACGCTCAGTGAACTCATTAGAACGGCTTTAATTCCGAGTGAAAACTGTCGCTTTATAGTTTCAGATTTCAGTGCCATTGAGGCTCGTGTGATAGCGTGGGTATCTGGAGAGCAGTGGAGATTGGACGTTTTTAACAATAATGGCGATATCTATTGTGCATCAGCATCGCAGATGTTTAAAGTACCAGTGGTTAAGCATGGTATTAATGGACATCTAAGGCAAAAAGGAAAGATTGCTGAATTGGCTCTTGGATATGGTGGCTCAGTTGGAGCATTAACATCTATGGGGGCGTTGAAAATGGGCATCACAGAAGAAGAACTTCAGCCATTAGTCAACCAATGGCGACAGAGTAATCCACACATAACAAAACTTTGGAAAGATGTTGAAAATGCAGTTATAAAGGTTATCAAGGGTGGTAGTGTTCAAAGGATAAACAATCTAATTGAGGTATATTGTGATTTTGACAATCTTTACTTTAGACTTCCCAGTGGTAGAAAATTAGCCTACAGAACTCCGATTTTGACAACTAATAGATTTGGAAAATCCGCAATAGGCTATATGGGAGTTAATCAAACCACAAAAAAGTGGGAAATCATTGAAACTTTTGGAGGCAAACTAGTTGAAAATATCATACAAGCTATAGCCCGTGATTGCTTAGCTGAAAACATCATAAAACTAGAAAATCTAGGCTTTAAGATAGTTTTCCACGTTCACGATGAGGTTATTATCGATTGCCCAATAGGGGTATCCAGTGCAGAAGAAGTATCCAAAATCATGGGAGAACCGATATCTTGGGCTAAAGGGTTGCCTCTAAAAGCCGAGGCTTATGAGTGCAGCTATTATCAAAAAGATTAGAGGTGGTTTTATATATGATATGTCCATATTGTTTTAGTATAGAAGTTATTGGTGGCATATGTAGTTGGTGTCATAATAGAATTTTTTGAAAGGAAGTTTTTTACAATGGAAAAGATAAATCTTAATTTAACGGTATCAATCGACTTAGCTATGAAGATTCTAGCTATCATGAAAGAAAATGAGATTCCCGAGGCTATCGGAGACTTATCGGAGTATGAGGAAATAGCTCCACAAGTTAAGCAAGAGGTAGCACCTAAAAAGGTCGAAACCGAACAATCTAACACAACCTTAGACGATATTCGCAAGGCTTTTGTAGAACTATCACGAACTAAGGGCAAAGATATCGCAAAGCAAGTTATTGCAAATCTTGGATTTAAACGAGTTACCGAAATTCCTGAAGATATGTTTAATACTGCACTTAGCAAAGTCAAGGAGGCTATGTAGTATGCCTGATACTCATGCAAAAGTCACTCCAAGTGGCTCAAAAAAGTGGCTCGTCTGCACTAAATCGGTGCAGATGGAAAGCCTTGTACCACAACAAGATACATCATACACGCAAGAGGGAACTCTTGCACATGGTGTATGCGAGAAACTTCTAAAAGGTGAACCTGTTGAATGCGAAAAAGATATGCTTCAATACTGCACCAACTACAAAGATTACTGTTTAGAACAGACTTCTAAGATTAAAAATCCGATTGTGTACATAGAAACTAAGATAGATTTATCAAGCTATATTCCAAATAGTTTCGGTACTGCTGATTTTATGGCTATCGGTGATGGTAAGTTAATCTTAATAGATTTCAAATATGGCAAGGGCGTTGAGGTATCGGCACAAGAAAATACACAACTCATGATTTACGCTCTTGGTGCTTTGGATATGTTTGACTTCATCTATGATATACAAGATGTAGAAATGCACATATATCAACCACGCATTGATAATATCGATACCTTTACAATTTCGGTAAAAGATTTAAAATCTTTTGGTAAGATAGTCCTAGAACGCTCTCAGATGGCTTATAAGGGGCTTGGAGAGTGTGTGGCAGGTAATCACTGCGTGGAGGGGTTCTGCCGTGCTAGAGGGCTCTGTAGAGTGTTTGCAGAGTATAATCTACAACTTGAAGAATATGGCTTTGCCGATAAGAACCTTTTAACCTCAAAAGATTTAGCAAACATTATAAGCCGTGCTGAAACTCTTGAAAGTTGGGTTAAATCGGTTAAAGAGTATGCTCTTGCATTGATGTTAGGAGGTGGTAAAGTTGAGGGTTTAAAACTTGTAAAAGGTAGAGGTCGCAGAGTTATAACAGACGAAAACAAGGCTATTGAAGTGCTAAAATCACAAGGATTTGAGGATTGCACTACTACCAAGATAAAAGGTATCACCGAGCTTGAAAAGATGGTCGGAAAGAAGAACTTTTCCGCAATCCTAGGCGATTTGGTGATTATGAAAGAGGGTTCTCCTACTCTTGCCCCATTTGATGACAAAAGAGCAGAATACGTAGTAAACAGTGCGGAACTTGATTTCGCAAACGTTGATTAATTGAAAGGATTTGATTTTTTATGAAAAATAATAGTACCAGAGTGGTTATTCCTGTAAGATTTTCTTATGCACACGTTTTTGAACCTCACGCTATCAACGAGGGCGATAAACCTAAGTATAGCGTAAGTTGTATAGTATCCAAAAGCGATACTAAGGCTATTAAGACTATCAAAGATGCCATACAACAAGCCCTAGAAGATGGTAAATCTAAGTTTGGTGGCAAAGTTCCAACTAAGTATAAGAATCCACTTCGTGACGGCGATGAAGAACGTGATGACGATGCCTACAAGAACAGTTACTTCTTTAATGCTAACAGTAGCAACGCTCCACAAGTGGTGGATAAAACTCGTCAGCCTATAATCAATCAAGATGAATTCTATTCAGGTTGCTACGGATACGTATCTGTTACGTTCTATGCGTTCAATAGTAATGGAAATAAAGGCGTTGCGTGTGGTTTAAACAACATCATGAAGACTAAAGATGGCAAAAGTCTTGGTGGTACTAGAATATCAGCTGAGGACGATTTTGCTGGTATCTCTGTTGATGACGTTGACGACGACTTCTTAGATTAGTATTAATTGTTAAAGTGGAGCGTTCTAAAATGACGCTCCCTTATTAAAAAAATGCAAGAAGGGAGCAGTTTTTATGCTTATAAAGATTGCAAAAGGTTCAAACAGATTTGAAAAGTTTTGGAAAAATTCACAGATTGATTGGTTCGATTTTGTGAAAGAACTGTCGCAAACTACTAGAACTCGTGAAACTATTGGAGAGTTCATGAACATGAAAAAATCGGAACAGGATAACATTAAAGATGTTGGTGGTTTCGTTTGTGGATACTTGGAAAATGGTAAAAGAGGTACAGACAGTGTAAAATCTAGGAGCGTTGTAACTCTTGATGGCGATTTTGCACCCACAAACTTCCTAGATATAGTAGATTTGACTTACAATGGCATTGAGTATTGTATCTATTCTACGCACAAGCACACTCCTGAAAAGCCACGTTTACGAGTATTATTCCCCTTAAATCGTGATGTTACTCCTGAGGAATACGAGGCAATTGCACGAAAAATCGCACATGATATCGGAATTGAGTACTTTGATGATACTACCTATCAGGCATCAAGATTGATGTATTATCCAAGTACTGCCAAAGATGGCGAATATATCTTCCGTCATGATAAGGGTGAAATTCTCAATGCAGACGAAATTCTAAAAACTTACACAAACTGGCAAGATGTATCCACTTGGTATACTTCCTCGAGGGTTGACAAGTGTATCCAAAAATCTAAGAAAAAGCAAGAAAATCCGAGGGAGAAAAAAGGAATAATTGGTGCGTTTTGCCGTTGCTATGATGTTCCATCTGCTATTGATAAATTCCTTGGTGAAGTCTACGAGCCTTGTCTAAATAGTGCCAATGTCAGATATACCTATAAGTTAGGTTCGACATCGGGTGGAGTGGTTATATACGAAAATGGCGACTTTGCTTATAGCAATCATGCTACGGATATCGCAAGTGGGCAACTTTGCAACGCATTCGACCTTGTAAGATTGCATAAGTTCCATGATTTAGACCTAGAGGCAGAACCTAATACACCAGTTTCAAAGTTACCGAGTTATCTAAAGATGTGCGAATTTGCTCAAAATGATAACAACGTTAAAACCTTAATTTTGAAAGAAAAAAACAAGGAAATAGAACAGGATTTTAAAGATTTATCTTCCTTGCAAGTTGAAGATAATCTAGAAATACTAAATAGATTGACGATAAATTCTAAAACTGGCGATTGTGAAAATACTATCGATAATGTGAAAATAATCTTGCAAGGTGATAAAAAATATCGTGGACGTGTGGCTCTTGATGAGTTCGCAGGGCGTATAAAAATGGATAGAAAAACTAATTGGACTGACAAAGACGATAGTTTTCTGCGTTGGTATCTTGAAAAGAAGTATGGTATCACAAAGAGAAATGCCATCGATGATGGTTTAATGATTATCGCAACAGAAAATAAGTATCACCCAGTGCAAGATTACTTTAACTCTTTAACTTGGGACGGAAATCCACGCATTGATGCGTTTTTCATACAATTTTTAGGTTGCAAAGATAACGCCTACACCAGAGCAGTCACCCGCACGATGTTTCTATCTTTAGTTGCTAGAATATTCCAAAGTGGTTGCAAGGTAGATACTATGGTGGTCTTGGTTGGTGAGCAAGGTTTGGGTAAATCCACGATTTTACGCAAGTTAATGCCTAACGAGGATTGGTTTTCCGACAGTTTGGCAAACATTCAAAGTAAAGATGCCTATGAGCAACTTTTGGAAAAATCTTTAATCGAGATTGGCGAACTTTCTGCAATGAAAAAGTCGGACGTTGAAAACACAAAGTTGTTTATATCCAAGCAGAGCGACAACTATCGAAAAGCCTATGGGCATCATGCGGAGAACGTTAAAAGACAGTGTATCTTTGTGGGTACTACTAATACTCAGGCGTTCTTAAAGGATAGCACGGGAAATCGCCGATTTTATCCATTAGATTGCAGAAAATCGCATATAACTATGAGCATTTGGCAAGATTTTGATGAAAACTATCGCAATCAGCTTTGGGGCGAGGCAGTTGAAAGGTTCAACAATGGCGAAAAATGGTATATTGAGGATAAATCCATCTTGAATAAGGCTACGGAAGTCCAAAATGCTCACTTTGATGAAAGCCCTCTACAAGCTGATATCGAAAACTATTTAAACGCTCTGTTGCCCGAAAATTGGAACTCTTTGGACTTAAATCAGCGTAGAACTTTTTTGCATGGTGGCGATTTTCAAGCAGTTTCAAAGGCTATGGGAACTATCAAGCGTGATACGGTGTGCATTAAAGAAATTTGGTGCGAGTGCTTTAACCACGAATTGACAGAAAAAATTCCACGAGGTGACCAGTTGGATATTTCTAACGTTTTAACTCGTTTAGGGTGGAAAACTCAAGATAAAAAAGCAAGAACACATTTATATGGTGTTCAACGTGTATATGTTGCCAATAACTAAAACATTGGCAACAAGTTAAAAGCACTTAACTATGTGATTTAAAATAATATTGTTGCCGTGTTGCCATAAAATATAAAGAAGATATTTCAATTAAGAAGTTTATACAGAATATGGAAACACCTAATAACTGTTAAAACTCTATAAGCTCCATATTTAAAAATAACTCCTATAATTTTTGGCAACTTTGGCAACAAATAAATAAAAAGTAACGTAGAATCGTAATAAAAAGTGTTGCCAATAGCTAAAATAAATATCGGCAACAAGAAAGGAAAATTATAATATGGAAAAAGATGTTGAAAGATTTTTAATCAAGGGCATTGAAAAACTTGGTGGAAAATGCTATAAATGGGTATCACCAAACACAAACGGCGTACCCGATAGAATATGCCTACTCCCAAAAGGCATGATAATCTTTGTGGAACTCAAAGATTATAGAGGAAGAATATTCGAACTACAGAAGATACAACATAAGACTATCCAAAACTTAGGGTTTCAAGTGTATGTATTAAACTCAAAAGAGCGTGTTACCGAGTTTTTATCTTTCTGTAAGGAGTTGGTATCATGATATTTAATCCACATGAGTATCAAAAAAAGGCGATAGCATATATCATAGAGCATGAAAAATGTGGGCTTTTTCTTGATATGGGTTTAGGAAAAACTGTAATCACATTAACTGCCATTGAGGATTTAATGTACAATCAATTTGAAATTGAAAAAGTTTTAGTAATCGCACCTTTGCGAGTAGCTGAAAGTACTTGGAGTACAGAATGCGAAAAATGGGAACATCTAAGGCACTTGAAAATTTCTAAGATTTTAGGCACCCCAACACAACGTAGATTGGCTTTATATTCTAATGCAGATATCTATATAATCAACCGTGAGAACGTTCCATGGCTCTGTAATGAGCTTTCTAATGACGCTTGGGCGTTCGATATGGTGGCAATTGATGAGTTATCCAGCTTTAAAAATCCAAGTTCACAACGATTTAAGCATCTAAGGAAGTATATTTTTAAGTCAAATAGAGTAGTCGGACTTACTGGAACACCCTCGCCAAACGGTTTAATTGACCTTTGGTCACAGATTTACCTCCTTGATGGTGGTGTTAGGTTGGGTAAAACTATTACATCGTATAGGCAAAACTATTTTTTGCCCGATAAATGCAATGCCCAAGTGATATACTCTTACAAACCAAAAGAGAATACAGACAACTTAATACATCAAGCAATTTCCGATATTTGCTTATCCATGAGTGCTAAGGATTATCTAACTTTACCGCAAAGGATTGATAATATCATGCCTGTGTACTTATCGGAAAAAGAGAAACTCCAATATGATGAGTTTGAAAAAAATTCCTATTTAGAATTTATAAACGGAGAAATCACTGCGTTAAGCAAAGCAAGTTTAATTAACAAGTTGCTACAGTTTTCCAATGGTGCAGTATACTCAGATGATGGCTATATAGAAGTTTCGGATAAGAAGATTAAGGCACTCCAAGAAATTATGGATATCTCACAAGGACAACCAATATTGTGTTTTTACTCATACAAGCACGATGTTGAACGTATTCAAAAAGTCATTCCAGATGCTAAAGTTTTAAAATCTAATGATGACATACAATCTTGGAATAGAGGTGAAATATCATTACTGTTAGTTCACCCTGCAAGTGCTGGATTTGGCTTAAATCTTCAACATGGAGGACACATAATCGTGTGGTTTGGACTTACTTGGAGTTTAGAACAATATCAACAAGCTAATGCCAGACTATACAGACAAGGTCAAACTCAAAGCGTGATAATACATCACTTGATAACGCAAGGCTCTGTTGAACATCGTGTTATGGATAGTCTGCAAGGTAAAAAAGACGTTCAAGATGACCTCCTAAGTGCATTAAAATTAAAATATGAAAGGAATAAAATATCATGACTACAGAAGAAGTTAAAAACTATCTAAGCCAAGCGTACTACATAGATAGACGCATTGATGTACTTCAAAATGAACTTTCTATGCTAGAAAGCAAGCTATTTAGATGTACTCCATCATATAGCAATACTGGAAGTAATAGCAGTCCACAACCTACATTTGAATATACTATTGATAGAGTAATTCAATATAGAGATAGACTAAACACTGAACTAAACAATCTAATAGATGTTAAAAAGTCTATAAAGCAATTTATTGAGTGTAATCTATCTGATAATACTCAAAAGATTGTCTTACTTAAGCGTTATATAAACTACCAAAGGTATGAGGATATCGCAATTGACATCAATTATTCTACTAGACAAGTTATAAATATAGCTAACAAAGGTATTAAAAACATTTCATTGAATTTCACTTAAAAAATTTGTTATAATTATAATTGAGGCGAAGCCTCAAAATAGTATTGAAACCGTTCTAGTGTAAGCTAGGGCGGTATCTTTATGCCAAGAAAGGTCGTGGGGTATGTCTAAATTAACTGAAAAGCAAAAGCGTTTCTGTGAGGAATATCTCATAGACTTAAACGCCACACAAGCATATATTAGAGCTGGATATAAGGCTACTAACAATAAAGTAGCCGAGGCTAATGCTAGAAAATTACTCGCAAAATACTCGGTTAGCGAATACATAAAAGAACTAAGAGAAAAGCAATCAGAACGCACTGAAATTACTGCTGATGAAGTCATTAAAGAATTAAAAACCGTCGCCTTTGCTGATACTAAACTCCAAGGAAAAGACAAAGTTAGAGCCTTAGAGCTATTGGGGCAACATTTAGGAATGTTCACGGAAAAGGTATCTGTTACCACTGAAGATAGACTTCCAGAACTTTTAGAAGCTCTAAAGGAGTAAATTGTATTTTTGTAGCGTATATAAGATATCACATAGTTATGTGGTTTATGGATATCAAAAAAAGTTACTAGCTACAAAGATACTTTTACTAGTAACAATATATGGCTAAATTCAAGGTGTATCTACATAAGTGTGTAAAGTTCAATATAAGGGGTAATTATATTGAATTTATCGATTGTATTTTCTTGGGGGTGTGATTTTTGACTTTAAAAATTGGTAGTAAATATAAAGATTTCTTAAAAACTTCTGCGAGTGTAGAGTTCTTAGAGGGAACTACATCAGCTGGAAAGACTACTATAGGTGTGATAAAGTTCATGTTAAAGGTTGCTGAGAGTTCTAAAAAGTTGCATATTCTGTCTGGTTTGGACCTTGGAACTATCGAAAAGAATATAATCAATAAAGATTTAGGCATTAAAGATATATTCGGCTCTTTGGTTGAGTACAATCCTAGGGGCAAAGGAGAAAATACTTTGCCACATATTGTATTTAAAGATAAGATTATCTATGTACTTGGCTATGATAACAAGGCACGTTGGAAAAAGGCTCTTGGTGGTCAATATGGTTGCCTGTATATCGATGAGATTAATATAGCTGATATGGAATACGTTCGAGAAAGTTCCATGCGTTGCGACTATTTGATAGGTACTCTTAACCCTGATGACCCTAATCTAGCTATATACAAAGAGTATATTAACCATTCAAGACCACTAAAAATGTGGAAAAAAGATACTCCTGTTGAAATTTTAAACTATCTAACGGAAGAACCAAAGCCTAATTGGGTGCATTGGTTCTTTTCTTTTAACGATAATGTAGGACTTACTCCAAAAAAGATAGAACAGATTAAGACGAACGTTCCAAAGGGTACTAAACTTTGGAAGAATAAAATCTTAGGGTTGCGAGGTCGTGCAACTGGATTGGTCTTTAGTAACTTCACAAAAGAGAACGTTAAAGATATCGAATATTTTAAAAATCTAAGGTTTAAGTACTTCACTTGTGGCGTAGATACGGCTTATTCACAAAATTCTGCTGATACTATCGCACTAATGTTTTGTGGCATCACCGAAGATGGTACTTTTTGTATTCTAAATGAGGAAGTTTATAACAATGCCAATTTAGAAACTCCACTTGCTCCCAGTGATGTAATTATTAGACTATATGATTTCCTTGAAAGAAATCGCAAAGATTGGGGCTTATCCCGTGACGTTTTCATAGATAGTGCAGACCAATCGACCATTATGGAGGCTAAGAAGTTCAAAACTAAAAAAGGCATAGTGTATAACTTTATAGGTGCATACAAGAAAACTCAAATTATCGATAGAATACACCTTCAGCTTGGCTGGATAGCTAACTTTAAATACTTAGTATGTGGCAGTTGCAAGAACCATCTAGCTGAACTAGAAAGTTACTCATGGCAAGATGACAAATACTTACCAGAAGATAGTCATGACCATACTATCAACGCTGTACAGTATGCTTTTTTACCGTTTAAATCCAAAATAGGCTAAAGGGAGTGATATTATCAACATTATGGATATTATTAGAAACAAACTACAAGACTTCTTGAACATTCAACCAGCTACACGACAGAGTATAAACATCATAGAACCGTATACTTTTGAAACTAACTGTTTAAAAAATCTATTGTGGTATCGTGGGGATAGTTCCGAATTGGAACAGTTTTACAAGCAAATCCAATCGACTTCTGCTGATAGCTTGAAGTTTTGGGCAAGTCAAAGCACTACTGGACTTGAAATTAGAAAAATCCATACAGGATTGCCCTCTTTAATAGTTGATACTCTTACATCTTTAGTAGTTAGGGATTTTAATTCCATAGATTTAGACAATCCACAACTTGAAAGCATCTGGAATGACATAGACGAAGAAAACAACTTCAAGGATATTCTATCAAAGGCTATAACCGACACTTTAGTGCAGGGTGATGGAGCTTTTAAGCTATCCTTTGATGCTAACTTTACTATGCCGATTATTGAGTTTTATCCTTCAAATAGCGTTGATTTTAGTTACAACAGAGGCAGAATTAAGGAAATTATCTTTAAAACGCCCTATATCTACAAGGATATTAAGTATACACTTCTGGAGCATTATGGCTATGGATACGTATTCTATGAACTTTATAAAGGCGATAAACTTATCCCAATTGATAGTATTCCACCTACAAGACACTTACAGTCTGCCAAGTTTGATAGTTCATTAATAATGGCAGTTCCTTTTATGGTATTTAAATCTTGCAAGTTTCAGGGCAGAGGGCAATCAATATTGGAAAAGAAATCCGACTGTTTCGATAGTTTTGACGAAATCTACTCACAATGGATAGACGCTCTCCGCAAAGGCAGAACTAAAACGTATATTCCAGAAAACTTAATTCCAAGGAACCCCCATACTGGTGAACTTATGCATTCTAACGCTTTTGATAACACTTTCATTGCAGTTGGCGACAACTTACAAGAAAATGCTAAAAATCAAATTCAACTTGACCAACCACAAATCCAACATGATAGCTATTTAGCTACATATATTACTGCTCTGGACTTATGTTTGCAAGGTTTAATATCAATTAGCACTTTGGGTATTGATACTAAAAAACTTGATAATGCAGAGGCTCAAAGAGAAAAAGAAAAAGTAACTCTCTACACTCGCAATAAAATTGTAGAAACTATACAAAATACAGTACCTAAATTTATTGAAATTGCAATAAATTCGTACTTAATGAGTATAAATAAGCCTATCCAAGAGGTTAAATGTTCCATAAGTTTTGGTGATTATGCTAATCCAAGCTTTGAAAGTCAGGTTGAAACGGTGGGCAAAGCGAAAACTCAAGGCATCATGTCAATCGAGCGTTGCGTTGAGGAACTCTATGGCGATACTCTTACGGAAGAAGAAAAACAAGACGAAATAGCGAGGTTAAAAGCTGAACAGGGTATAACAACCTTAGAAGATAGTCTAATATTAGGTGACTTAAATGTATGATATCACTAAAATATTTCAAGAGATTGAAAATCAATTGATATCTTCCATGTGTAGAAACCTTTCAAGACACATTGATGAGGAACAGGAAGCAGACGCAAACTATCCACAATGGCAGACCAAACAACTTCAAGCACTCGAACGCTATCGCAAAGAGAATTTAAAAGAGTTCTCAAAACAGTTTGAAGATATCAATAATGGCTTGAAAAAGTATCTTGAAATGACCTATAATAACTCCAAAACTGCTACCGAACATGATATTATTAGCAATCTTGATAAAAATTCCGATGCTATTGGGGTAAATCAAGAAAAGTTGAACGCCTTAATTAAATCTGTTACGGACGACTTCCAAAAGGCTGAATATTCCCTCTTACGACGCTCTAATGATTTATATAGGCAGACTATATACAAGGCTCAAATAGGGCTTAATACAGGCTCTATAACGCTAAATCAGGCAATAGATATGGCTACCAAAGACTTTTTATCCAATGGAATAAACTCCATACGATACAAGAATGGAAATTTAGTGAACATCGCAAGTTATTCCGAGATGGCTCTAAGAACTGCTGAAAAACGTGCTACTATGTATGGTGATGGCGAAAAGCGTCAAGAATGGGATATTGATACTGTCGCAGTGTATGGTCATAATGGAGCTTGTCCTCTATGCTCACGGTGGCAAAACAGAGTATATATCGATGATGTTTATAGCAATGGGAAGCCTAATAATAAATATCCATTACTTTCGGTAGCCATTCAGGGTGGATTGTATCACCCAAACTGCAAATGTCCACCACCACAAACTTACATAGAGGGCATTACAGAACCTCCAACACAAAAAGCTCCACAAGAACTTGAAAAAGATATCCAAAACTACAACTTTGAGCAAGTTCAACGCTACAATGAAAGACAAATCCGAAAGTATAAAAGGCTAGAGGCTAACTCTCTTGACGATGCAAACAAAAAAAGATACTCTTTAAAAGTCAAAGAATGGCAATCTAAACAAAGAGAGTTTATTAACACCCACCCTGAAGTACTTAAAAGGGATTATTCAAGAGAAAAGATTAAGGTTCTTAATATCACTGAACCACCTAAAAACGCTACCAAAATTACTCCTATTGTTCAAAATAGCTTGACTTATGCTCAAAATAGTGGTAATATGAATACTAACAAAGGTTCTCTTATATCAGTTGATAATTTAAACTCTTTTCTTTCTAGCATAAGAAATCTAGAATTTAAAGATATTTTAGACTTTCAAAACTACAGAGGCAATCCTACTATATTAAACGAAATAGCAGAAGATTTTAATAAACTAAAAAAAGTTTTCCCCAAATACTTTGCAGACTTAACACTTCATTATGGTGGCTTTGATTTTAGCAGTAATGAATACGCTTGTTATAATTCTAAAACAAAGACTATACATCTTAATCCATTGATTTATAACAGTGATGACTTAAAGACAATTTATTTAAAAGATGTTAAAGACAATTATCATCCAAAGGGCACTAATTACCGAGCAACAATATATCATGAATTTGGGCATCTTTTAGAAGATTATTTAGATATCACACCTAAAAAATTAGTAAAACAGCTATTTAATGATACGCATTCTAATTTTTATACTAGAAAAATGGCTGATGAATGGATAAAAAATAATCTGTGTATATATGCAATAGAAGGAAACAATGGTGAATTGATATCCGAAGCTATGGCTGAATATTTCAATAGTGAAAATCCTCGTGACCTATGCAAGTTAGTAATAGATGAAATAGTAAAACATTTGAAATAAAAAAGGAGTGTTTTGTAATGCTAGCCAATGTTAATGAGTATCTTTATTGGAAAACTAATTCCGATTGGTATGATTATGATGAAAATGAAAATGTTTACCTTACAAATAAAGCACCTAAAGAAGCTATTCAATCCTTTAAAAAATACCAAAAAATTAAAGAAATAGAACACAATAAAGACATACATTTAATATAGAATAGAATAGAATAATATCAAAATCAAAGCATCTTAAACTATTAGGGTGCTTTTAGTATACCCAAAATACCCCTTAAAATGCCACACAATCGCTTTTAGTAGGCTTAGTAGTGAAATTATACTACCAATAATTAAAAGCCGTTTAAAAGGCATTTAAACGCTAATTAAAGAATATTTTAAGCACCTATTTTTTAGGTGCTATTTTTGTACCTGAAAGGAGAAAAACGATGGAAAACAATGATTTTCAAAACACTATGAGAAAGCTTATCTATGAGGAGTTTCAAAAAAGATTAGAAGAACAGATGCAACCTAAAGAAGACACATCTCAATTAGATGAGTTTGACTATGACGAAACTAAGAATATCTTATTTAATAAGTTAAAAGAACTATCTACCAGAAAGTTTGAAACTGAGGAAAACTATCTCGAAAGTTGCAGAATTATGGATAACATAGCTATGACGCTTTTAGAAACTGAATAAGTTAATTCGCACCGCTAAGGTGCTATCTTTATATCTAAGAAACCTACCAAGCAAGGAATAATCCCATTATTGTGCGAAAAGGGAGTAAATAGCAAATCGCACTAGGTAGCAAAGAAAGGAGATTTAAATATGAAAAAAATATGGCGACTTGTATTCGATTTTCCTACTTTTGTAGGATTTTTTAGCAACTATAATATATAGAAAGGAAGATTTAAATGGCAGAAGAAGTAAAAGAAATCCCAAAGGTTGAAGAAAATCCACCAGTAGAGGAAGCTCCAAAGGATAAACCAGAGGAACAATCCAAAAAAGAGGATACTCCAACTGAGGAAGTTAAACCAACAGAACCTCAAAAAGAGGACAACTCTAAGCAGATTGAAGAACTTAAAACTCAAATTAAAGAGTTAGAAACTCAAAATATAGGCTTAATGGTTGCTCTTGAGATAGGCTTAGATATCAAAAATGCTGATGCCGTTCTAAAACTTGCAGACTTATCCACTGCTTATGATAAGAATGGAAAAATCAATAAGAACTCTTTAAGAACGGCTATCAATAAGGTTTTAGAGGAGTATCCAATATTCAAACCACAGAATAACCAACATAGCGGGATTGTAATTGGTGGTAATGGTAATACATTGCAAAATCAAAACCTAGAATGCAAAGAAAAACCAATCGCACAAAAGCGTTGGAACAGATTTAATAACTAGAAAGGAAGTTTTTAACTATGGCTTTAAACTATGCAGAATCTTGGAGCAATGAACTCCTTGAAATTAGAAGACAGAACAGTATAACCAGTCCATTTATAACACAAAATGTCAAATGGCTAAATAGTAAGACGTTCCACTTTACTCTAATGAGTACAAGTGGCTTTAAGAACCACTCTAGAGCAGGTGGCTGGAACAGAGGAACATATTCTCAAACAGATAAAACCTTCACATTAGAACATGACAGAGATATTGAGTTCTTAGTAGATAAGGCAGATGTAGACGAAACTAATGCTACTGCGTCTATACAGAACATATCTAAAGTTTTTGAACAGACACAAGCCTCCCCAGAAACAGATGCTCTATTCTTCAGCAAGATAACCGCTCAAGCAAAGACCAGTGAACTCTATACTAATACTGCTTTGAGTTCTTATACTAAGTCGAACGTCTTTGAAAAGTTAAAGGGTATGCTCAAGCAAGGTAGATTAAGAGCCTACAAAGGCAACGGCTCTTTGATTATGTATGTAAACTCTACTATTATGGATTTATTAGAGCAATCTACAGCATTTACTCGCAAGATTGAGATGACTCAAATATCCGAAGGTGGTATTGGACTTGAAACTCGTGTAACTGATATCGACGGTATGACCGTGATGGAAGTCATTGACGATGATGTATTCTACGATGCATTCAACTTCAACGGTACTAATGGCGGTTACGAACTTATATCCAACACTTCGCATAAGTTGAACGTTTGCATAGCATCGCTTGAAACTTGTAAGATAGTTCCTAAGATTGCAAGTATCTACTACTTTGCCCCAGGTTCGCATACTCAAGGCGATGGCTATCTATATCAAAACAGAGAACTTTCCGACGTGTTTGTGTTCCCTAACGGTTTAAATGGTAAGGTTGATAGTATCTTTGTAGATATCGACACCACTGCTTACACTACCGAATAGCCATGATATACACTACTTATGAATATTACAAGTCTAATGGCGGTACTCTTAATGAAGATATCGCCATTAAGTATATTAAAAAAGCCAGTCACAAAGTAGATAGCTTAACTTTTAATCGCATAGTAGGGCTAGGCTTTGATAATCTTACTGAATTTCAACAGAATATTATAAAAGAAGTTATTTGTTTAATCGCTGATTTTGATTACAATACTTCATTAAACGTAGGTTTGACTAGCTATAGTATCAATGGAGTATCTATGAACTTTGATAAATCCAATTTAGTAACAGTAAATGGAATAGAAGTTGAAAAAGATACTTATTCTTTACTATCGCAAACTGGCTTAACGTATTTAGGAGTGATTTAGTATGAAATATCCACAACTTGTACCCAATATGGTATGTACTACACCAGTACATCTAATATTGAACGGCGAAGATTTAAACCGATACGGACAACCTATAGAAGTTTTAAATTTAGATATTACTTGTAACTATCAATGCACATCGCAAAGAACCATCGAAGATAAACAGATAGTTATAAAAACAGTCGCAACACTTTTGTTTAATGGTGATATCGTTCCAGAACTTGATGAAATTACATCAGGAACTGCTGAAATATCTGGCGAAGTTAGACAGATTGAAAAAGGTTCAAAGGTTCGCAATCCAGATGGAACGGTGAACTATACAAGGATATATTTAAAATGATTACTTGTACTCCAAGCATTCAAATGGATAATGATACCTTACAAAGACTATCAAGAAATAGTATTAAGGCTCTGGAACTCACTGCTGACCAAGTAAAAGGTGATGTTATTCGTGCAAGAGTTATTCCAAAAGATGTAGGTATTCTTGAAGATAGTATCTATTGTGACTATTCGCAAAGCAATCAAGGGAAAGTTTTTATCTCTACTGGGGCAAATGGTGATACTCCTACGCCTTATGCAAGACGACTATACTTCCACCCAGAATACAACTTTAGAACCTCCAAAAATCCTAACGCCAAGGGCAAATGGTTTGAAGATTGGATATCTGGAAGTAAAAAAGATTTTGCTCAAGAAAAGTTTAAGGCAATCTACAGACGTTTGGAGGAAGTTTAAATGCTATTTTGTGATGATATTCTATCTTTAATAGAGGGTTTTAATCTAGCTGAACACTACTACATAGGCAAATTAGACAATAAAAAAGATAAATCCATAGGGGTTTATAATGGCGATAGGCTACCGTATCATGTTAGTTTGGGAGGCTTTGAAAACAATCTATATAATATGCAAAGATTTACCATCTTAGTGCATTGGACTTCTAACCCACACGATACGGAGGTTATTGCAAATATTTTATATGAAAAGATATCAAAAGTTACGAACATATATATTAATACTAAATATATCTATTATGTAAATATGTTGTATAACTCATCTCTTGACGTATCAACAGACGATAAAGGCATATACGAACGTGTAATAGATATTGAAGTATATTCCAGAAAGGATTGATTTTATGTCTAAATTAGTTTCTGCAGGAGTTTTTCCTGTACATAATAACAAATTTGAAGTTTCTACTGGTACGGAAACTTTTTCAACTATAGCAGAACTTGAAAGTTTCTCACCTGCCTTTGATAATACCATAGAAGAATGGTACTCTATGGATAATGAGGGTTGGAAGTCTGCTCTTTTAACTGGCAAGGCTTGGGGATTGACTCTAAGTGGAAAACGTCATATTGGCGATGCTGGTCAAGATTTTATCTGCGATAAGCTATTTTCTATCGGTCAAGATGCCTACGCAACTTTTAAATGGACTATGCCATCGGGAACAGTAATAACTCAGCAGATGGTAGTATCTGTAACTAATGTAGGTGGTGGCGATACTACTAATGTAGCTCCTTTTGAGGTTGAATTAACTTCAAATGGCAAACCTACAATATCCACAACAGAATAGGAGGCTAATATATGAAATCTAAAATTATAGACCTAACCGAAAAGTTTACTACTGAAAGACCCATCATAAAGATAGGCGAAAAAGAGTATCCAGTAGATAATTCTACCGAAAATGTTCTGTCATTAGGCAATATAGATAGTTCTAAATCCGAAAATGAGTATATTTTAGAATATCTTAACAAAACCTTAGGCGAAAAAGCAGTAAAGGAAATAGATATATTAAAATATCCATTCAACGTTTTAATGGAACTTTTCTATGCTGTAACATCTGCCATCACTGAGGAAGATATCGAAACTATAAAAACTCGATTTCAAAAATCCAAAGAATAACATCACTTGGTACGATATCTATGAGGATTGGGGCTTAATTGAAGCCTCATTCCTTAAAGAGTATGGCATTAGATTACGTCAAGAGGTTTCTAATTTGGCTTGGGGTGAGTTCTGTTCATTGCTATCTGCTATAGGTGAAGATACCCCTTTAGGCAGAGTAGTCGCCATTAGATGCGAAGATGATAGAGAACATTTAAAGTATTTTACTCCAAAGCAGAGAGAAATTCGCACAACTTGGCGAATTGAACATACTCCTAAGTATAAAGAAACAGAATATAATCAAGCTATGGCAAACTTTGAAAAAATTTTAATTTCGCTATCAGGCAATAGTCAAAGGAAGTGATGCAATGTCGGAAACTGTTGGTAATATAGATTTACAACTTGGAATTAATCAAAATGATTTCAATAGGCAATTAGGAAATATTCAAAATACTGCACAACGCACGGGAAATATTTTGTCAAATGCTCTAACTGGTGGTGGAAATATCGCCGATACAGTAAATAAAACAGTTACAAATCCTCTAAAATCTGGATTAAACTCCATCGGTAATGGATTTTCTAAGTTAGGAAGTCTAATTGCAGGAGCTTTTGCAGTAAACTCTATAAAAGAGTTCGTATCATCGTGCTTAGACTTAGGTTCGGATTTAGCAGAAGTTCAAAACGTTGTAGATGTTACTTTCAGCTCCATGGCTGATAGTGTTAATGCTTTCTCTAAAAACGCTATGACGCAGTTTGGTCTATCGGAAACGGTTGCTAAAAAGTATATGGGGACTTTTGGAGCAATGTCCAAAGCGTTTGGATTTACTGAACAGCAATCTTATGATATGGCTAAAGCTGTAACTGGTCTTACTGCTGATGTGGCATCTTTTTATAACCTATCTTCCGATGAGGCTTACTACAAAATGAAATCCATTTGGACGGGCGAAACTGAAAGTCTAAAAGATTTAGGCGTTGTAATGACTCAAACGGCTTTAGACCAATATGCTCTTGCCAATGGCTACGATAAGACCACTGCAAAAATGTCCGAACAGGAAAAAGTTGCATTAAGATATCAATTTGTTTTAGAACAACTTTCACTTGCTCAAGGGGATTTTTCTCGAACTAGCGACGGTTGGGCAAATCAAACTAGAGTACTCGCTTTAAGGTTTGATAGCTTAAAGGCATCTTTGGGGCAAGGTTTTATTAACGCATTTACTCCGATAATACAAAGTATCAACTTGTTACTATCAAAACTACAAATATTAGCAGATAAGTTCAAAGATTTTACCGAAAATATCTTTGGAAACCGTGGTAATAACGATACTTCAGCTGATGTTCTTTCTGGAAGTCTATCTAATGCTACAGAAAATTCCAATGCACTTGGCGATAGTGCAGTTAAGACCTCTAAGAAATTGAAATCCTTAATGGGCTTTGACGAAATTAACAGACTTTCGGACAATTCCGATGATACTGAAAGTACTGCGAATAATATAGAGATTCCTACTATTGATGATTTAAACCATAATGAAGGCTTAGATATCACTACAGGTAAACTAAAAGATATTCTAAAGTTTCTAAACAAGATTAAAGATATCGCTAAAAGTATAGCCAATATATTCCTAAAAGGTTTTAAGATAGGTTTTGGAAATACTAACTTCGATAATATTAAGAAATCTTTACAGAGTATAAAATATGCCTTAATAGATATATTTACTAACTCAAAAGTGTTGAACTCCACTAAAAATTGGGCTAAAAGTGTAATTTTCAACTTAGGCGAAGTAACTGGAAGTATAGCAAGTATTGGTGTAACTATCGCAGAATTGCTTGTAGGAAGTTTTGAAAAATATCTAACACAAAATAAAGATAGAATAGTAACTGCTATAACTACCATGTTAGATATATCTACAGAGATAAATAATCTAATAGGTGACTTATTTGTATCTATTGCAGATATTTTTACTGTTTTCCGTAGCAATGACGCTAAACAGATAGGTGCGGATATTATAAATATCTTTGCTACTACTTTTAGCACTCTAAATTTGATAGTTTCTATTGCTATTAAGAATATAATTTCAACATTTGCCAAGCCAATCGTAGATAACACAAATAAACTTAAAGAGGTTTTTAATGGGTTATTATCTATATTAAAAACCGTTTCTAGCAATATTAGTGGTATATTTTCTGCTACTGGCGATACTTTTAACGCAGTATATCAAGAAAAGCTAAAACCTGCCTATGATAAAATTTTTAATGTATCTAGTGAGGTTTTTAGCACTCTATGTGACGTTATCAATAAAGATGTACTTCCAGTATTACAAAGTTTAGCCAATAAGTTTAAAGATATATCCGAAAAGTACATTAAACCAGCTATAGAAGATATTATCAACACTTTAGGCGATATTGTTGAAAATGTATCTATTTTTATGGATACTGTAATAAAACCTATCGCAAATTTTATCATCAAGAATATTGTTCCACCTATTATTGAAATATTTAAATTCTTATCTAGTACAATATTAGATATCATAGGCTTAATTGTCAACGTCTTTAAGAACTTAGTCGGAATTATAGGTGATTACATATCGATAATAGTCGGAATTGTCACGGGTGATGGAGAAAAAGTCAAAAATGCTATAAAAGATATCATTGATAGGCTTAATGATAATTTTCTATCATTAGTAGATACTATCAAGGCTATATTTAAAGATGCTTGGAACAGTATAACTAGTATCTTTAACCTAGATAGCGTTAAATCTCACTTTGATAGCATTATGGATAGTATATCTAATAGCGTTAAGGGAGGCTTAAACACCCTTATAGATTGGGTTAATGGTGCTATAGACAGATTAAACTCTTTCCAAATAGATATCCCAGACTGGCTTACAGAATTAACTGGATTACAAACTTTTGGTTTAAATATTCCAAACATTCCAAAATTAGCCAATGGTGGTATAGTAAAACAACCCACTCTGGCTATGGTAGGCGAATACTCTGGAGCAAATTCTAATCCTGAGGTTATAGCTCCATTGGACAAACTAACTAGCTTAATGGCATCTAAGAGTAACAATGCAGATATAGTATCTGCTTTAGAACGTATTGCAGAACTACTTATAAATCAAAAAGAACCACAAGTAACAGTCATGCTATCGGATAATGATATATCTAATGCTATGCTAAGATATAATGTCAAAACTGGAGGTAAATAACTATGAGTTGGAATATAAATGGATTTCCTATCCCATCGCCTGATACAGATAGCTATAAAATTGAACGTAATGATATAGATAGTTCTCAAACTGGAAGACTAGACAATGGCTATATGTTCCGTGAACGCATTAGAACTGGTGTATATAAAGTATCTTGTACATGGCATTTGACTAGTCTACAAAAGACAAATTTAGAAAGTTTATTGCTATCGAGTTCAAATATAAGTTTTACATTCTTAGATGGTAGTACATTTATTACTAAAACTATGTACTGCTCTAAGACCTCTAGCGATTGTATTAGTATTCTAAACGATGGATTATGGCTCTTTTCAGCAAATTGTGAGGAGGTTTAATATATGCAAGATGTATCTAGTGAGTACATATTAGCCACAAAACAGTATACTAGAACTACTCTAACAAGTTATGTTTTCACTCTTAACGATGGTACTTCCTTTACCATAGATGAAAATTCAACTAAAGGCAACTGTACAATATCAACGCAGTGCGTAGATGGTAATGGATTTAATCTAGGTTCAGCATGTATAGGCGAAGTATCATTCTCAATAGATAGCAACTCTTGTGATGAGAACACTCTGTTAGGTTCTGCTGTCTTAGTTAAGCATGGAATATATACTCAAAATGGATTTGAATGGCTAAATATGGGCGTATTCACTGTAACTAAAGCTACCAAGAGTGGTTCTTTTATAAGTATATCTGGCAGTGATAACATTAAACGCTTTGATAAATCTTTTTATGATAGCGACGACTATAACAATCGTGTGAATACTATAGTAGTTGGTTTATCTAATTTGGACACTTTATATAATCATTTGCTATTTTTATGCAATAGTTGTAACGCTACTTTAGGACAAACACAAGAAGAAATACAAGCCTTAGAACTCTATGAAACAGGACAAAGCAATCTATTTAGGATAGAAAATGGCACAATTACCGCATCTCCTCGTGACTTTTTATCTTATATAGCACAACTATTGGGTGGTTTCGCCTACGCAGATTACAACGGATATATAAAAATTAAACGCTTTGGAACATCTGCTATATATGATATAGGTTACCCTCAAGTTGCTACAGATGGACTACAAGAAAGCAAGTTTAAAATGCAACTGTATGGTGGATACTATCAAGATGAAGATAATTCATGGTGTAAGGTGTGGTATCCTGCATATGAGGATTTAGCTAATAGCATTATTGTAGATGCATCTAACAATCTATTTTTACAAGCCTACTATCAAGATAATGACTTACCTATGGATTGCATTGGTAATATATGTCTTGCTGTTGGAAGTATCTCATATATTCCTTATGATATTTCAATTATAGGTAATCCAGCTTTGGAATTAGGCGACTGTATAACGATTTTCGATAAACATGGTAATAGCTTTATTTCGGTAATAACTAACATATCATGGCAATCAAGAGGTATGCAATCGCTTAAATGTGTTGGTGAAGATACAAGAACTCTAGGTAGTAACATTAGAAATCAAACTACTAGATTGGCTGAAACTACTCAAAAAAAGATTAATGATATCAAAGGCATCGATATTAAAGAGGAAGATTTCAAAAACTTAGATATTTCTACTATAAAAGAAGGACAAACAGTTTATGTCTATTAAAAATATTCACAGGAACTCCTTTAGTGATACTCCTACCACTATAAAACGTAAGGTAGATAACAATCTATATGATATCAAAAAGGCTTATACTAAAATTAATGGTAATCTTGTGTTAGTTTGGGATATAACAGAAAGCAAATATTTCATAATCAAGCTAACAAAAACTAGTAAGCAGATGAAAGTAACTATAAACACTTCTAATTTACTCTTAATGACAACTTTTCCATACAAGCATCTTGAAGCTGGAAACATCGACTGGGGCGATGGTTCTAGTACTGAAATTAACTCTACAGAATATGAATATACACATACCTACGATGATAGTATCACAGATACTACAATTACAATAAAATCTAATGATAACATCATGGACTTTTATAAAAACTTCTGCAACTTTGAAAACGCCGATGCTTATATAATAATTCCGAACTCAATTACTGCAATAGGAAGTGCTAAATTCTCTCCATCAAGCAGTGATGATTGTTACAAAAACTTAGTAGGCGTTACTATTCCAGAAAGTGTAGTATCTATTGGAGCAAGTGCTTTCGAGGGTTGCTCAAAACTAAATCGATTGATATTGCCTAGCAGTATCGAGGCTATAAGTGAGTATATGTGTAAAAATTGCACATCACTAACATACGTTTCAGCTAAAAACGTACAAGCTGTGATAGATAATGCATTTGCAGGGTGTTCTAGTCTATCAAATATTGAATTAGATAGCGTTATAGCTATCTATGATGCTTTCTATGGGTGTTCATCACTTGATAGTATAAAACTACCTAGGACGTTGCAAATGCTCGGAAATGGCTCGTATGCTTTCTATGAGAGCACTCACAACATATATTTCGATGGGACCAAATCGGAATGGGAAAACATTAGCAAAGGAAACTTTTGGTCAAGAAATCTAAACGTTGCTTATACAGTATACTGTACAGATGGCAACATAGACTATACAATAATCCATTAAGGAGGCATATTCATGATTTTATCGAAAACAGAAGATTTAAATGCAAACGTTGAGAAAAAAATTGAGTTTACTGGAGGTTTGCACTTAAAAATAAAAAATCTTGGCGAGAATACTGTATACATATCACAACATAGTAGCATCGTTGCAGGTGCTGACGGCGTTAAGAGTATCCAAGCACAAACTACCGACATAGTAACCGATGTGGCTAAATACTCAATTGAGGGTAGTGTTGGCGACTATCGTGGAACTATCTACGCATTAGCTACTAAGGATTGTCGAATCGAACTTGAAGCTACTAATAATCCAAATTTTAGCTTAAAATCGAAAGGAGGTGGTTCTGGTTCAAATGATAAGGTTTCAAACTTCATTGCAAATAGTGACTATGCTATGCTATTAGATAACTATGTATCTCAGTATCTTGGAGATTACAAAGAAACGCTTGGAATAGTCACTCAGCCTCTTGACGTAGTATTATCAAGCAAGGTAACAAGAGTAAAAGTTAAAATAGTAGCAAGTGGCGAAGATTTAAAGTATCAGTGGTCGGTTCGAGAAAATGAAAATAGCATATGGCTAATAACTGGAGGGACTACTAAAACTGATACTATGACAATAGAAAAAGGAAGTTATTCACAATTCGAGTGTGTTGTGACTGATAAATATAATAATAAAGTAACAAGTGACATATGCACTGTTACAATTTTGGAGGAAGAAGAATGAAAAATGGAAGTTTCGCAGTAAGTTCAGTTGGTACTTTAACCGATTTCTTTGCGTTAGTAATAGAAAAGATACAAGAATACACTGACTTTACATTAACAGAAAACACTGAACTATCAGCAATTTTTGATACTCATATAGATGATTTAATGTTGAAAATTACAGATAATACTATTTTAAGTACTTCTAGTACTAATGCTTCAAATGCACTAAAATTTACTTTTCTTAGAAATAACGTATCTATTACAAGTTATACCGTCGCATATTCTGTTAATTCTTATACAATAAATCAAAGTGACACTAGAACTATAAACATTGTAGTACATTGTACAAATGATGCAAATGTGTATAGTATTAATCCATATTCAATAGCTATAGTGGATTTAAATTTTATTATTTGCAAAGTTAATCCTAAGAAAATATTAGATAACGAGTTAAAGTCAGGTTGCTTAATATATGGGAATTATTATCCAAGCGATTCTAACTCATATTGTTCTTTAAAAAGAGATATTACATACTCGGCGAATGGTATTGTTATGATGAATTTTTGTATAGCATATTCATCATCATCAAGTTCAAATTATGATATGTATGTTCCATATATGTATACTTGTTCTTCTGTAACTGCAAATAGATATTATCTTATTAATAATAAGAAGTACTTTGCTTTAACTTCAAATCTCTTGATTTTAGAGCAAGAATAGGAGTGAAATATGGAAAATTTTAAAGGCTTTATTTCAAGCGTATTTAGTGTATACTCGCTTAATTGGTCTAGTGTTTGGGCAATTGTATGTGGAGTATGTGCGTTTATATTTGGAAAATTAAATGGTTTACTTATAGCTTTAATAATTTTTATGACAATAGATTTTATTACTGGATTGATTTCAGCAAGTATAAATCATGAATTAAAAAGCAAAAAATCATGGGTTGGAATAGCTAGAAAAGGTGTCATTTTAATGATTGTAGCAATAGGAAATATGCTTGATGTGCATATTCTAGGCAACGGTTCTACTGTTAGAACTATGATTATTGGCTTTTATCTTGCAAACGAAGGAATTTCAATTCTTGAAAATGCAGGTAAAATAGGGATTCCTTTGCCAAAAAAATTGAGAAAAATATTGGAAGAATTAAACAAAGATTAGAAAGGATTTGATTTAATGGAAGTAAAATACAAACTAATCGATGTATCCGCACATAATGGAACTATTGACTTTGCAAAAGTCAAAGCTGATGGTGTTCAAGGTGTTATAATTCGAGCAGGATATGGCTTTAAAACAGTAGAT